GTGGACAGAACAATCAACTTCTGCTACGACTTGGACAGAGCAACAGGCGGCGTAGCCATTGCTGGCAAAATAAGGTATAGTGCAAAAAAAAGCGCGAGGCTATTAAATGACTATTAGCATAACTAAACCCACAGTCGGCGGCTCAGAGAACACATGGGGTACAACTGTCAACACGGCGTTGGATACGATTGTTGACGGAATAAACGGCACGTCCGGCACAATCGCGCCTGATCTAAGCACACTGACCATCAACGGAACAGATGTAACAGCGACAGCGGCAGAATTGAACATCTTGGATGGCTTAGTGGCGACCACGGCAGAGCTAAATAAGCTCGACGGTGTTACGGCGACCACAGCAGAATTAAACGTCTTGGATGGTGTAACGGCGACCACAGCAGAATTAAACGTCTTGGATGGTGTTGTAGCAACGACTGAGGAAATCAATCACGTTGACGGCACTACATCTAACATTCAGACGCAGCTAGATAATCGAGTAACATCTAATGCGGATGACGCGCTAACAGGTGGTTACACTGCCACAGCGGATGATGACGGAACAAAGTCTACTGGCACTTACACTCCTGATCCTGCTGGTGGTAACTTAAAGCGCATTGTGAATGGTGGAGCGTTCACTTTAGCAGCTCCCACGGCTTCTGGAGATTATACTCTTATTATCCAGATGACAAACAACGCTTCTGCGGGAGCAATCACTGTGAGTGGATTTAACAAGCAATCTGGAGACAATCTGACATCAACTGATGGAGACGATTTCTTTTTATTCATCACCAAGATCAATGGCTTTACGGCTCTAACGGTGCAATCTCTGCAATGACGTTTCCTTTCCCAACATATACGCCTGAGACGTTTCAAATTGACCCTAACTGGGTAAAGCCAACATTTACAGGTATTTCGTATGACAATGTATCTTTTGATATATCTGCTACGTCCTGGATTTATGGTAGCGCTAAGGATTTACACTTTAACTCTGACGGCACGAGCTTTTTTGTAGCATTTACTGATCGTGTTGGGCAGTTTGATATGTCTACAGCATGGGATATTAGCACTGCATCGTATGTTGATATGAATGGCGCACTCAGCACTGTGACTGGGGGTTCCTCTGTTGGTATAACTTTTAAGTACGACGGTACAGTTTTGTACGTCATAGAGGATTTTAATGCGTCAAATGTTTATGTCAGGAGCCACACACTGGCTACGGCGTGGGACATATCGACAGTAAATACAGCAGTTAGCGCGAGCGTAAAGCTAAACGACTTGCCAGGCTTCAATATGAATGCAAGTGCGCTTGATTGTCTGGCATTTTCAAAATATGGCGATCATATGTATATGGGGTCCAGTGCAGACGAAATTGGTTATTTCACCCTATCAACGGAATGGGACTTATCCACAATGTCTTTTGTAAGGGCGGGCAATACAACGGACGGAACATTTGATGCGGATTTAGAGGATTTATTTGTTTCGCCCAACGGTGATGTCTTGTACGGGGTCTCGTCTAACAGTGACAAGGTTTCTGGGTTCACGTTATCACCTAGACACAATCTGCCGTCTACAGTTGCCGTCGACACATCATTCACATGGACGGAGCCAAGCTCTGGTTCCACCGATCCACAAGGCTTGTATATTAAAAATGATGGTAGCAAGCTGTATGTTGTAAATTCTGTATATGGCAATTTGAAGGTCTATCAGTACTCTCTGCAAGCAAGCTAGGGCATTAAATGACACTTGTACCACTAGACATACCCGCAGGCTTTTACCGCAACGGCACCGACTTAGAGCAATCTGGCCGCTGGCGTGATGGAAGTTTGGTTAGGTGGCGCGATAACAGCCTTAGACCAGTCGGCGGCTGGCAAGAGCGCAAGGCGTCATTCAGCACGAACCCTGTGCGCGGAATGCACACATGGGAAGCAAATAATGGCACTGCCTATGTAGCTGGTGGCTCATATAACGAGCTTAAAGCTATGACGGGTAACGGAACCGTGTATGACATTGCGCCAACAGATTTAACGTCTGGCCGTGAGAATGCGGAAGTCGAAACGGGTTACGGTTACGGTTTTTATGGCGATGGCTTCTATGGAACGCCGATCCAGCAAAATGCAAACGCTGTGCCAGAAGAGGCTACGCAATGGAATATAGATAACTGGGGCGAATATCTTGTTGCGGTCAACAGAGATGACGGGCGTCTGCTGGAGTGGCAGTTAAACCCAGCAGTTAAGGCAGCGCCGATTGCAAATGCCCCTACGGGAAACCTTGGCTTAGTTGTAACAGAAGAGCGTTTTATCTTTGCCTTGGGTAGCGGCAACAACCCGCGTAAGATTTCTTGGTGTGATCGTGAAAACAACACGGTTTGGACGCCAGCAGCTACAAACGAAGCTGGTGATATTGAGCTTGCCGATAGCGGGCAGATCATGCAGGGCATTAGAACGCGAGGCCAAACGCTGATCTTGACGGATACATCAGCCCATACAGCGCGATACCTTGGCCCGCCTTATGTATATGGTTTTGAGCGTGTTAGCACATCATGTGGGGCTATATCTCGAAAGGCTGCGTCTGACGTTGATATGGGCGTGTTCTGGATGGGCCAGCGCGGTTTCTTTAGATTTGACGGTAACAGCGTTCAAGAAATACCCTGCGATGTCTTCGACTATGTGTTTGGCGACTTTAACCCAGCGCAGCAATCAAAGGTTTGGTCGTTTGCCAATGGCCAATACGGCGAAGTTTGGTGGTTTTATTGCTCAGAAGACTCAACAGAAATAGACCGATATGTCGCTTATGATTACAAAGAAGGTCACTGGTTGATCGGCAACTTATCACGCACCAGCGGCGTGCAGCGCGGTGTTTTTCGGTATCCTCTTATGGCTGGCCACAATGCAGATAGCGATATATATGACCATGAGGTTGGGTTAAATGTTGATAGCTCATCAATCTTTGCAGAAACCGGGCCTATATCTATAGGCTCAGGGGATCAAGTGGCGCGGATTACCAACATTATTCCAGATGAAAAGGCGCAGGGCGAAGTAAATTTAACATTCAAAACAAGGTTCTATCCTAACGGAACTGAAACAAGTCACGGGCCGTTCGCAACGTCCAACCCTACATCAGTTAGGTTTACTGGCCGTCAGGTTAGAATGCGCGTCGAAGGCGCAGCCTTGTCAGACTTTAGGGTTGGCAACATGCGTGTTGATATTAAGGCTGGGGGGCGTAGATAATGCCAGCCCCAATATTGCCCCCTATTGGCCCAGATTTACGCCAGTGGGGGCGTCAACTTTCGTTATACTTGCAGCAAAACTTGGCAAAGCTAGGATTTAAAACAGCAACAGACAACCCTTCTGAAAATGGGGTAATATTATGGGATGAAGTAAACGGCTACCCTGTCGTCTCAAAAAACGGCGAGTTTCGCCAGATCGTGCTGGAAGACGGCCAGTATGCTGGCGGCGCCACAACGGATCAGACGGCGGCATCTGCAAACACAGCGTACGCTTTAACATACACGTCAAGCATCGCCGATGGTGTTACAAACGGCACACCAGCCTCGCGCTTGGTGTTTGAGGAAGCTGGTCAGTACATGGTTAGCTTTTCGGCGCAGATTGCGTCCACATCCAGCTCAACTGTAAACTTTTGGTTTTGGCCCCGCGTTAATGGCGCAGACGTTGCTGGGTCAACGATGAAGAACGCACTGCATCAAAACGGTTCGGTTCTTGTTGTTAGCAGGTCAGCGATATTTGACTTTGCCACCGGAGATTACTTGGAGGCCATGTGGGCTGTTGATAGCACCAGCGGGTTTCTCGATGCAACTGCGGCAACTGCGTTTGCACCCGCAGCACCAGCGTCCACCATTGCGATAACGAGGCTGCACGGCTAGGGGTGTCAATATGCGCAAAATGTGGTATAAATGTTTAAACCGTTTGGAGTTATAAGATGGGCATAACTGATTTTTTGTTTGGAACGCCTGAACAAACAGGGCAACTTGATCCGCGAACTGAAGCGGCTCGAAACTTTCTTTTGGATCAAATGTTGGAGCAATATAGCGCAGGGCCAGTAAATGTCCCTCAATATCAAGCGGTTGCTCCGGCTGCAATGTATAGCGGCACAAATGATCTTCTAAGCTCACTTGGTTTGGGTACGGTTGCACCACCATCCATGCCAACAACCACTGTCGGCGGCATGGAAGTTTACACCAGTCAGCCATTTCAAGAGCAAATGGAAACGTCTTACGCCGAAGCATATCCCGGTCAATATGATTTCTTGCGATCTTTCTACATGGACCCCGTAACGGGTAAACGAGGCACTCGCTCATATGGTTATGTCGATCCAAACGCGCCTGTTACCATGCCGGGTGGTGGCGGAAATCAATACAATAATAGCGACTCTGACGGCACTGCTGCTGCATTGCAAAGGCATTACGAGTTATTTCCAGAAACTGCTCCGGGTGCAAGCACATACGGTTATGTGAACAACGATGGCTTTATTGACGCCCCGGCTCCTTCTTCTGGATTTATGTCAGGCGGCGGCGCTGATGGTGTAGGTAATTTTGGCGCTGTTGGAGATTTCTTTGGAGGGATCGGCAATGCGCTGGGAATTACTGACTATAAATTGTGATGAAAGGTTGTTCCAATGATTGGTTCAAACGTATTTGGGCAAGCCCAGCAGTATCAAACCCAAGCGGGTGACGTATATAACCGCATGGCTAACTTCCAAGCGCCTACGGTGCAATCGGTTGGTCAAACTCAAAGCCCTACATTAGCGCAAACTAACGTAAATCAGTATATGAACCCTTATACTGAGCAAGTTATTCAGCGCGGTGAGGCCGACATTGCTCGACAACGAGAACAGGCGTTAAATGCGCTAGGCGCTCAAGCTACAAATGCAGGGGCTTTCGGTGGTTCACGTTTTGGTTTGGCTGAAGGTGAAACTTACGGTCAATATGGTCGTATTGCGGCTGACATGGCGGCTAATCAACGCAATCAGGCTTACAATCAAGCAATGCAATCCGCGCAATTTGACGTTACCGGGCAGCGGTCAGCGGCAGAAGCAGCGGCAGCAAGAGAGCAAGCGGCACGGATGCAAAACGTGCAATCGCAATTTACTGGATTGGGTTATCAGCAAAGTGGCGCAGCGGGTTTACGCAATCTTGGCTCAACAATGTTCGGTCAAGGTATGCGAGGTCTAGATCAGCAACAAGCGGCGGCTGCGAGGGCGAAAGCGGAACAACAAGCAATGCTAGATGCGTCTCGCAATCAAACACTGGCAAACCTTGGCTACCCCGGTCAGGCTTTGCAAACTGGTTCCGGGATACTTTCTGGGCTTCCAGGTGCAAGAGTGACGCAACCGGGAAATCCGGGTCTGTTTGGATATTTATCTGCATTTAGCAGTCTTCCCGGCGTTTGGTAATTAAATGGAATTAACGCAACGAGACCTACTAGCAAAGACACTGCAAGCCGAGGCTGGAAACCAAGGCTATAATGGCATGGTGGCTGTTGGTTCGGTAATTATGAACCGTCTTGCTGGCGGCAATGATCTTGGCAAAGTCATTTTGCAGCCGGGTCATTTCTCTGCGTGGAATAGCACCACTGGTTATGCTGGCGGCGAACAAGGCCAAGACATGGACTTTACGCCAAGTGCAAGAGCGTATGAAGTTGCTGACGCTTTGCTTTCTGGTAATTATGAAGACCCGACAGGCGGTGCCACCCACTACTACAACCCACAGATTTCCGATCCAACTTGGGGTCAATCTAGAGGTGGTGATTGGCAAACCATAGGTCAACACGTTTTTGGAAAAGCAAATAAGGCGGGTCCAAAACCAATTCCCAAAAACGGGACAATGACGGAATCTTTGGAAGCCAAAATCTTTGGAGGAGCTTCAGCAATGGACGGACAACCTACAGGCCGCAATATGCAGCAGCCAAGCGCCATTCAAATGCAGAAAATGCAACAGCAGCAAGGATCGGGCGGGTTGCTGGGTTTCCTTCGCGACCCTAGAACCCGCGAGACATTTGCTTCATTAGACAGGTCTGGATTGTTGGGCGGCGTTCAGCAGCGAGCGGCGGCTGATGTAAAGTTAATGCAAGAGCAGGAATTGCTCAATCAAGAAAATCAAAAAAAGACGCAAATAAAAAACAGAACAATAGAGGTTTTGTCTCAAAAGGCTAATTCTGGAGATCAAATTGCGGCAAAAGTTTTA